GGTTGGGTTACCTCAGTGGTATCTTGTATTGCTCCGTTTACTTCATTCTCCAGAGCATCAAAAAAAGATTCTTCCCCAGAAGAGCCGAATACAGCCTGTTCTGTCTGATCAAGTCCTTGATCTTCAGCTTCTGCAGTCGGGTTACTTACTGATTCATTCATTACTTGCCTCTTTTTTAATTAAAGAACTAAATTATTTTACGAATTATTTCCATTATCTTGCAACCTATTTCTAGTCTTTTGTATTTCTAGTTGCATTTCCTTCTTTTTCACACCAGCCTCATTTCCCATAACATTCTGTAATAGCTTTTGTTCTGCCTGAGTTTGTCTATACTCATCTTTGGTTTCACCCTTAATTTCCTCTTTCTGTTTGGTGATTTCCATTTCAGCCTGCATGACCTTTCCTTTAATTCCAGCCTGTACAAGTTGTCTTTCAAGTGTTTCAATTGTACCTTCTTTATCCTTAAGTACTTCCTGTAATTGTCCCAACTGACCTTGTAACTGAGCATAAAGACTTTTTCTTTTAGCAATAAGATCCTTTCTTTTAATATCTGTTTCAGCTAATACTGCAAGATCATCTACTACACCCAATTTCAACAACTCTTTTAATTCAGCAAGATATGCCCACCTGTTAATGGGAAGAGTAGATCCAGATACAACTCTTACATCAAATTTGGAAGAAGAATAATCCATTGATTTATTAATAGCTTCTCCCATATCATTAAATATTGGAATATTAATTTCTACTTGACGATCTTCCTGCAATGCAGATGGCTGAACGATTCTAAATCTCTTATTTGCGGTATAAATAGCCTGTGAATACTGCATAACAACATTACCAAGTTGTTTTAATGCTGGTTCTATAGAATTTTTCATCCATTGCTTTACACGCCTTGTACCGTACTCATCCAATGCAAGCATACCACGAAATGTTTCATGCTGTTGCTGAGTATCTCCCTGCATAGAAGAATAAATACCAGCAAGATATTCCATATCTCCCTTTCCTTCCTGTACAATAGTGAAGAATGCATTTGAAAGAGGAGCAGGCATTACAGGAGTAGGCCTTTCTGTTCCTGGCCTTACGGGAAGAAGAGCACCTGGAGCAGATGAATATTTTTCCCACATCTCTGCATCTATACTTCCTTCTTCAAACATCCACCGTAAACTACTGCCTAAAGATGCATTGTGTACCATGATCTGATGTGATTTATTGATCTCTTTTTGTTTACCTATCAGCGGTTTTACGGCAGAAATTGGAAATGGAGTACCTGTCCATTTATAATGAAATGGTATAATAGGATATTCGGTAACATTTTCTGGAAGAATATATTCATAAAGAAGTTGATCTCCAGCAATACAACACTGCTTTATCCTGGTTCCATAAAATTTGACAGCATCTATAACATTTACTGCAAATGTTTTATCTTTTAAAAGTAGTTTATACTCTTTTTCTGACACAACTTTATTTTCTATTCTTGACTGAGCAGCCTGCAATTCACTCATGTACTCTTGCTCAGCAGACTGTAATTGTTGCTGCATCATATCCTGAGCTTTTTTCATTTCCAACTCAAAACGTTCAGGTATCATTTTACCCTCAGTAACAGCTTGCTCCATTTTCTGCTGTTGTTCCATAAGTTGAACTTGCATTTCAGACTGCATCTCTTGCATTCTAACCTGAACTTGCTGTTGAATAGCCTGAAGTTCTTCAGGACTCGGAGGTATACGATAAAAAACATTCATATATGCAATTTTAATTTTTTCATACACCTCAAAAAACTCTACCAGAGGCTCCTGTTCACCTTCTGAAGTAATACCAACATCATCCATTGAATCATCATCATACAGAAACATTTTCTGATCACCAGTACCCAGAGGTCTTTTGGTATATGAAAAGTCTGTACTCTCATCACTATTAGATTTATCTATTTTTCTTTTATGATCGGGGAATAATTTTATTAAATGACTTTTAGGAAGAACCTTTCTTATCATAATATAAGAAGCATCTCTAAACATAATATCTCTTGATTTCTGATCAACATAGATATCAAATGGTTCAGGTTGACTTATCTTTACTTCACCCATTCCATTATCAGCATCCTTATCAATCTCTACCATCAAATAACCAAGACTTTTAGTAATAGAATCATTTATAGCATTAGAATAAAGAGTAGTTCCATCAGAGATTCCCCAAATATAATCTGCTATATCACTGAATACTGCAGCAACATCACTATCACTTCCTTCGATACCAATAGCCTGCCATCTGGGATTATTAGCTGTTGCGTAAAAGTTCAACATTTCTACAACAGGCAATATCCTGTTTATTGTAAATGTCGGCATTCCCTGTTCTCGAAGAGATGCAAGTTCAGTATCTTTTAATTGTTCATCATGTGCAAAATCATATCCTTCTTGGTTAATATTCTGCCACTGCTCTCTTATAAAATTGTTACTGTAGTGAAATAACTGCCGAACAATGTCAGCTTTTTTCTTCTTAGCCATTATTTATATCCTCTGTATGTAGCCTTACCTCTGACTACTGGTTGATTTGCTTCTAATAAAGGTGCTCCTAATCTTCTACCTATATTTGTAGGAGTAAGCAAAGGTTCATGTTCATCTACTGATATATTCCAAATATCTTCAAAATTGCCCTCTTCGTCAAAATAAATATCACCCAAAAGAGGCTCCTCT